GATGCTCGCGGACGCCAAGCGGGCACTGGAGCAAGTGACGCCATGACCAAGAGCCTATTCAAAAAGATCTACAACACGGCTAGACCCATTCCGTTCAACAGTTCTTGGAATTTGCACGGAGACAATCTCTACGGCTCGGGCCCAGCAGACCGATTCACCATGATGCAGGCCATGGGGATGCAGGGTACACTGTACGCGATTGTCCAATTGCTGTCCACAGGTTCCCAGAGCCAGGGCGGATGGCGACTATATCGCAAGAGCACAGACGGCAGGGTTCGGTACAGCAAGGGAGACGTGGGGTCTGATCAGCGCACGGAGGTCGTGCAGCATCAGGCGCTGAGGCTTTGGAATCGTCCCAATCCGTTCATGACTGGAGCAGACTTTCGCGAGATCGGCTGGCAGCACATGGAGCTAGCTGGCGAATGGTATTGGGTCATGAACAGAGATGTGGCCGGTGCGCCCGGACCGAATGGAGCCAGTTCCGGACCGGCAGAATTTCCTGAAGGGCTGGGTTTACACGGGGCCGAATGGAGAGGCGGTGCCGCTGCAAACCTCAGAGGTCATACAGCTCAAGTATCCGCACCCAACAGATCCCTATAGGGGTCTGTCCGCTGTCCAGGCGATTCTAATTGACATTGACGCAGCTCGGTACAGTGCTGAGTGGAGCAGGAACTTCTTCCTGAATTCGGCTCAGCCCGGCGGCCTGGTTACATTCTCAAAACGTCTCACGGACGACGAGTTCACAGAGTTCACGGACCGGTGGCGCGAGCAGCATCAGGGGGTTGCGAGAGGTCACCGCGTAGGCGTCCTTGAACAAGGAGCGACTTGGCAGCCGAATACTTACTCAATGCGCGACATGCAGTTCGCTGATTTGCGCAAGGTGACCTCTGACATGATTCGGCAGGGATACCGGATTCACCAGGCCATGCTCGGGAACTCCGACGACGTGAACAGGGCTAATGCACAGACCGCGGAAGAAGTGCATGTGGCCTGGCACGAGATTCCGAGACTTCGCAGACAAAGGAATGTCTTGAACGTTCCGTATCTGGAAATGTTTGCGGGCACGGGTGAGGGAGTAGAGTTCGAGTTCGATAACCCGATGCCGCCGAGCGCTAACGAGGCCAATGAAGAACTGACGGTCAAGAGCGCGGCTGTTTCTCTGCTGATCGAGGCAGGGTTCGACGCTGCTGATGCCTGTGAAGTTGTGGGCCTACCGTACATGAGGTTTACGCCTCCGGTAGTTCCGCAGAAGACAGGCAATCCGCCGCCTACTGCACGTCCGGCTCTCCCGAAGCCGAGTCAAGCACAACCCGATATCACTCCGACACCGACAGGCCATAACAGTTTCGATATCAGTTTCGATCTGGCCGAGGTAATGAAGGAAGCGTTCGACGAGATCAAGAAAAATGGTAACGGCCATAGAGAAAGAGAGTCAGTATGAGCCGGCAGACGCCCTGGAGGACGACCAGGAGGGAGTATGCCCTGCACCAGCCGTCCGTGAACAACTGGTACAGGATCAGGAATCAGGCAGGTGGTCCGACTCAGCTGCACATCTACGACGAGATCGGCTTCTTCGGCGTCAGCGCTGCTGACCTGATGAGGGATCTGGCCGATGTGACCGGAGATCTCGAGGTCCACATCAACTCACCGGGCGGCGAGGTCTGGGACGGCATTGCGATCTACAATTCGCTGCTGGCCCGAAAGAACGTCACGGTTCACATTGACGGCATTGCAGCCAGCATCGCTAGTGTCATCGCCATGGCCGGGAATCCGGTGCTGATCGCGCGCAACGCGCAGATGATGATCCACGAGGGATTTGCGATGGCGGTGGGTAACGCTCAGGACATGCGTGATCTCGCCGAACAGCTGGACAAGGCCAGCAATAACATCGCCAGCATCTACAGCGATCACACGGGCAAGCCGATCAACTACTTCCGCGAAGTCATGAAGGCTGAGACCTGGTACGACGCGGACGAGTGCATCAACGAAGGTCTGGCCGATCGGCTCATAGACTCGGGCGCGGGTCGCCGCATCAAGCAGCCAGACGACAAGTGGGACATGTCAGTCTACCACGCCTCGGGTCGTCAGACGCTACCTCCGGGTTCGCGGCAGCCGGTTCAGGCGGGTCCGTGGGATCCCGACGGTGACGGCGACGACGACTCTAGGCCGGAGACGGATACCGATCACAGTCACTGGAACGACCAGGGCAGGCAGATTCAGTCAGTGCCTGGCAGGCCACTCGTGGACGGCAATCTCGTCGACATTCGCAACGCCTCGGTCGACAACAGTCCCTGGGACGCGAGTCGTGCGATGCACAACGCGGCTCAGAGTGACAACCCGGCCTCCTTCTACGGCTCGATCTGTGCCGGGAAGAGAAGCGGAGACCCCAGCACGGCAGAGGCGCATGCTCTTCCGCATCACTATCACCCCGGAGACGCTCCTAACGCGGCGGGCGTCAGGAACGCTCTGTCTCGCTTGTCGGGCACTCAGGGTCTTACGAATGAGAGCGCGGCCAAGTCGCATCTCGAAGGTCACATGCGGACCATCAACCCGGACTGGAGCCCGGACAACAGCTCGAGCAATCCGTTCGGGCTGAGCGACGAAGACATCGAGAGGTTCTCAGCCTCTCTCAGGCTCTGAAAGGAGAGCTAGCATGGCACCGACAGTTACCATCCCTTCCAAGCCTGAAGAGCTGGAGGCATTTCTCGGCGACGCCAGCAACGTCAAGGCGATGATGAGCGAGCAGGGAAAGTTCAAGGAGTTCATCAAGGCGTACGCCCACATGACGGTCGACAAGGACCGCGATCTCCAGGCGCAGATCAAGGAGCAGGTGCAGCTCGGCCTGGCGGACTTCATGCGTGAGAACGGCATGGGCAACGGCCGGCTCAACTTCAGCAACGCGGCCACCGAGACGCCTCGGTTCGACGCCCGCAAGGTGAGCATGGGCAAGGGCGCGGCCTACAACGCGAACAGCTACGGTGCGAAGTTGGAGAAGGAACTCAAGAACACCAGCAATGCCGACGGTGCGCAGGGCTGCATGTTCGAGTCCACCTCCGAGTTCTTCCAGGCCATCTGGCCCCGATACGAGACGCTGAAGAACTCCCAGCAGCTTGGGAAGAAGCGTTCAGCCGCGCTTCAGATCCAGAACTCGTTCGGCTCGGAGGTTCCGGCGGACGGCGGTTTCCTCATTCCGGAGGTTTTGCGGTCTCAGATCCTCCAGGTTGCTCTCGAGGACGCCGTCGTCCGCCCCAGGGCTCAGGTCATCCCCATGGACAGCCTGCGGGTACCGATCCCCATGATCGACACCACGAGCAACGTGAGTTCGGTCTTCGGCGGCGTGGTCTGCTACTGGACTGAGGAAGCGGCGCAGCTCGTTGAGTCGCAGGCGAGCTTCGGCCGGGTCGTACTGGACGCCAAGAAGCTGACCGGGTATGCGGAAGTCCCGAACGAGCTCCTGGCAGACGCCCCGGCGTTCGGGAGTTTCTTCGACACCATCTTCCCGCGTGCGATCGCGTGGTTCGAGGACATCGCGTTCATGACCGGCACGGGCGTCGGCGAGCCGCTGGGCTTCGTCAACTGCCCGGCTTCGGTTCAGGTCGCTGCGCAGGCAGGTCAGGCTTCTGCAACGATCGTGTGGGAGAACGTGGTAGGCATGTACGCCCGCATGCTCCCGACGGCGCTGGGTCGCGCGGTCTGGATCTGCTCCATCGACACGTTCCCCGAGCTCGCCACCATGGCGCTGTCCGTGGGCACGGGTGGCGGGCCGGTCTGGATGGGAAACTACACCAACCCGGGCACGGCGACTCCTCCGGTCACGATTCTCGGACGTCCGGTGTACTTCACCGAGAAGACCCCGGCGCTCGGGACCACTGGCGACATCAGCTTCGTGGACCTCGCGTATTACCTCGTGGGCGACCGGCAGATGATGCAGTCCATGAGTTCGGAGCACTACAAGTTCCAGAACGACAAGACGGCTTTCCGCGTCATCGAGCGCCTGGACGGCAGGCCGTGGATTCAGTCGGCCATCACCCCTCACAACAACAGTGCGAACACGCTCACCCCGTTCGTCCAGCTAGCATCTCGCTAGCAGGTTAATCTCGGGCAGTAACGCCCCCGAGGGACAAGGAGAAACGAAATGGCTGGAATGGATGGCCTCGGCAGGCTGTTCAACGTCGTGCCTGTCATCACGGCAGGTCCCGGTATCAAGCTGAAGGACTGCTCGGCGGTCACCTTCGTCATCACCGGCGCGACCGCGGTGCCGACACTCACGTACGCTACGTCCTTCGCGGGTACGTATCAGGTAGCGTCGTTCTTCACGCCGGCTCTCAGCCCGATCACGAGGGTCTACTGGTCGACAGGTACGACCGGAACGACTGCATGGGCCAGGGCGAACATCACTGCGGCGTCTACGTTCACGCTCGGTACGACTGCCGGGCTGACCACGGCGACAGCAGCGGTGTTCACGGTGTACGGCTCGCAGCTCCCTGACCCGTACACCTACATCAAGTGCACGGTGACCGGCTCTGGTATCGGCATGGCGATCCTGCACGACCTGACCGTTCAGCGCAAGCCGGAGAACCTCGCGATCCTGAGCGCGGTCTAGGAGGACTCATGAGCTCAACCGCGCGAGGATTCGCGGTCAGGGACGTTGTCCAGCACGGCCGGAACGGCTTCGGTCAGGTCAACGTCAACTTCGGCAAGGTCCTTCCGGCTAGCACGACAGGCAACCTGTTCGTGGTCGTGGGGTCAATTCAGGCCTCGCTCGTCGGCGTGGTGTCTACGGTCGGTTCGGCAACTGGTGTCAGCCCGACGGTCGGGTACACCGGAAAGGCCGCAGCGCTGTCTGCGGCTCCTGCTGCGCCTCTCACCACGCAGGCGGTCGGGTCGGTGTTCAAGCTGCCGGAGCCGATAGGCGGCGCACTCCCGGTTCCGCTCGTGGCGAACAGTGCAACCGGCGGGCTGGCGTGTTTCACGATCTCCAACACGACCATCACGATCACGACCGCGGCGACCAACACGATGGCGATCACGTGGATCCTGTGCTGGATGCCGATTTTCTTCAACGCCAAGTCCGGCGCAACGCCGTCGGTCACCAACAGCTAGAAAGGAGACTCAGGTGTCAGTATTTCCGACCGGGATTCAACTCCGGGAAGCGCTCTTCGGCCTGCTGGTATCTGGGGCTTCAAAGACCATTCCGCAAACCACAACTCAGACAGTTTTCAACGTGAGTGGTGGCCGCATCCTTCTGACGAGCCTGCTCGGCATCGTTTCGGTGACGCCGATCGGCGGCGCGGCCACCACTCTCTCAGTTGGAGTTACGCCTACTGGCGGAGCGTCAGCACCTACGGCGCTAGCTACAGCCACGGCTATCACAAGCTCCCCAGTTGGCACGACCGTTCTGGTTCCTCCGGCAGCAGGAGCTCTCGTTGTTGGTGGCGCGAGTGGCGTGCTGGCTAGCGGTCTTTCTGGGGCTTTCTATCTCGGGCAGATTTCGCAGGGCGGACTAGCCCTCGTGTCGGCCGGGGTAATTACAGTGACAACGAACGCGAGTACAACCGGCGCTATTACATGGTCGATAACATACATGCCGTATGATCAAGCGGCAGTCGTGACGGCGGCCTAGGAAGGATGACAGGCTATGCCGAAGACTAACGCACAGACCGGAGTGACTCTCGACACTCCGCAGAACACGGCAGCCACGAACGATGGGGCTGTCTATGACGCGGTCAACAAGAAGTGGGATCTAACAAAAAGGTCGTGGAAGTTATGCCGACAATTACAACCAATCAGGGCGTAATTCTTGACCCGGGCGAGATCGCGACCGAGTCCGATGATCAGCTAGCAAACGAGGGCCAGGAGCCCGGTGGCGTCGTTCCAAACGAGTAGGGAGAAGGTCGTGCCAAAGGCTTACGGTACCGAGGATAACCCAGGGTTCACCAACCATCTCGTAGAAGAGGAGCGGCCGGTTGATCTCCGTCCCACCAACGAGCTTGGCCAGTCGCTCGAAGAGGACGGTTCGGTTAGCGCGAATCAGCCCGTAAGCGTTGCTGAGAAGAGAAGGCTGGATGAGGCTGTTGCTGCGGCCGATCTGGAGCAGAGGCAGGACGAGGAAGATGCGGAGGTATCGCCATCAGTTGGGACCAGCTCCTCGCAATCCGAGACGAAGCCAGACAAGAGTGGACAGATTTCAACGAACGACCTCCAGTCGCCTGTCCCCGATGCGGAGAACCTCTCCGGCAAGGACCAGTCCCTAGCGCCGGGTCAATCACAGATCCCGGAGTCCTCTTCTGCATCTTCGACGGCTGGCAGTACCCAAGGGACTGGATCCGACCAGCAGAGCCAGCAGCCCTCTTCGGAGGACAGCGGCGGCTCTAGTTCCAAAAGCAGAGGCAAGCGAAGCTGATCCAGGCGGCGGAGGCTTCCTGGTCCGATAGGAGAAGAACATGTGGGATTGCACGAAGTGCGGATGTCAAGGCATTCTGGGTCTGCCGTACTGTCCTCAGTGCCAGGCACCACGTCCTGAGGACGGTGCGGTTTCCGCCACGGTGCTTCCCGCCGAAGAAGACGTGCCTGCGACCCCGGATGCTGCCGGTGATCCTGACTCTCTGGCGGGGGAGAACGAGGTCACTGCTGCCGCCATTGATCCGGGGCCGCAGGCACCTAGCAAGAAAGCGGACAAGAAGTAATAGCAAGTCCACAATTTAATATTCGCAGCCTCTCCTGAAAATGGAGCGCCAAGACAGCGAGGGTAAGGGCAGTGATAGTTGACAGGGCGTGCTACTGCACGCGAGAACAAGTGCGTCGAGCACTAGACGTCAAGTTGGCGTCTTATACCAACGACCAGGTTGACCGCGCCATAGTGTCCGCGGCAGAGGCTGTTGAGAGTGCTGCTCAGCGTAGGTTCTATCCTGAAGACAAGACTGCGAAGTTTGACTGGCCTAACTATTCGCTAGCCTATCCTTGGCGAATCTGGCTAGGGGACATGGAGCTAGCTGCACCGGCCACACAGATTGTTACAGGAACTTTCCTGCCCGTCCCCATAGTGATTCCGATTACCTCAGTTATATTCCAGCCTGTCAACACGGGTCCGCCGTTCACAAACTTTGAGCTTCGGCGCGATCTCAATGTTGCTTTCGGTTCTGGACAGACTCCCCAGTTGGATATCGGAGTTACCGGAACGTTCGGTTACTGGACAAAGACGCGACCCGCCGGAACTCTGGCCGTTGCCATGACCGCTGTCGACACAACCGCAACAGTTTCTGACGGTGTCTCTGTCGGGGTGGGAGACGTGCTGATCGCTGGCACCGAGCGCATGATCGTGACAGACTCCGCTTTCGTTGACACTACTGTCTCGTTTTCTGGCTTGTCAAATGCGTCAGCGCAGGATAACATCTTGATGGTATCTGACGGGACAAAGTTCACTGCCGGTGAAGTTCTAATGGTAGACGCTGAGTGGATCCTTATATTGCAGATCATGGGAAACACGATGGTTGTCAAGAGGGCCTGGGACGCTAGCATCTTGGCCGGGCACACTGGCGGTACCCTATGGGCCAGGCGCGTTCTGAGCGTGCTCCGGGGCCAGCTAGGCACGACTGCGGCTATCCATTCGATCAATCTTCCGCTGACCGTCAACGCCGTTCCTGGTCTTGTCCGGCAGCTTGCTATAGCGGAGGCCGAGGTATGGATCACTCAGGAGCCAGGAGCATACGGCGGAGCTAGTGCACCGGCCAAGATCGTGTCTGTAAATCGAGGTGGATTTGCGGTTGCTGAGCAGATAGCTGGAGCTGGGCTTCTTGACCTTCGTCAGCGCTTCGGTGACTCCAAGTATGTGCGCAAGATCAGGAAGCGTGCGATATGAGCATCATGCTGCACATCAATATTCATGGGTCCATTGTTGACGGAA